TAGTAAAATCTTCATAGGGACGCTTCTCAACTCTAGCGACTACAACGATACTCGATACAGTGGATAGAGGAGTATAAGCAACTCCATTGTTAGTCAGTTTAAATTCTTTGGCATCAACTGCAACTGTAATAGGGTCTATATTACGGACAGGGATGCTTGTATAACCAATAAGGTAACGAACATTGTTAATAGCACCTGTAAGACCGCCTGTAGGGGCAACAGGAGGGTTCTGAAGCCTTATTTTATCTCCCTCGATGAAATAATCAACATCTGGATATAAAAATTCGTTATTAACAACAACTAACAGATGATTTGCAGATTGAGGTGATACTGGCTTACCTAAAAGTCGTAGATTGAATAAAGTCTGACTACCATCGAACTGAGTAGCGATTGGTTCAAATTCTTGGATTTTACGATCAAATTCAGCCTTATTAACACCTGGAGTGAATACTATATCTGGTGAATGAGTAACCTTCTCATAATATATTACTTCATTATCAACTTTTATTGTTCCGTCTTGTTCTAAGAAATAATTAACGTTCTCAGCGATGATTTTGTTCTGAGTAGGATCAACTTTCTCCAGCACAGCAGAAGCTGAAGATAAAAAGTTAGGATCAAACTCACCAGAACCTACATCGGTATAATTCAAGATATTATTCAGGATGTCATAGGGACGACCTGCTTTCTCTTGAGATTTGTAGTATTCGGTAAGAAGATTTACAAATTGTTCGTTATCTTCTCGAATGAATGCAGGAATCTGATCCTGCACCCTATTTGATACGGTAATAGCCTTCATCTGCTGTTATTTTGCTATTTTTAGATGCTTAGAAGCAAGAGTTAAACTCTGGCAACTCAAACACGGTGGTTGGGTAATCAATGATATTTATTGAGCTTCCATCGAAGTTAATAGCGTTAAAGTCGAACGGATCGAAGGTTGGAACGTTAGTTCCATCAATTGTGTAGTCGATGGTTTGTACAGTTGGGTTAAAGATCGTAGGATCTAGACCTGTACCTATGTTGACATTACCAGATGCAGGGATGATTGTAACTGGGATGCGTGAGGTACCATCAGGGGTACTGGCAACATCTACTGGTCCAACACAGACCTGTCCACTCTTATAATCAACGGTTCCTACGTTCTTTTTAAGAACAACTTCGGTTTCATCAACCTTAGTTATCATTATCAGTGTTCCGTAACCGTCATCACGAATATTTACTGGAAGTAACGCAGTAGTATCATCAGTGAGTAGACTTGCTGATGAAATCTGATTAGCATTAACTCCACCTTGAATATTCAGAAGACCTTCTGTATATCCAGTTGCATAAAATGTTCCAGTTTTTACTGAAGAGTATTTTGGTACGCAAGTTCCTTCGGTAGCCGCACTAGATCCTTTATTTCCACCTGAAAGATCATTAGGGTTAGCGATTTCATTGTTAAAATCAATACACTTAGTAAATGTCTGACCAAAATTGAAGTTTTCAATGTTCATACCCAAAGACATATGGGTAATATTGCCACTGATCGCAGGATCAGAGGAATCGATCATCGATTGATAAGCACTGAGGTCAATGCGACCATTGAATCTAGTAGATTCCGCCTGAGTATTGTATTGATCGACAGCTGATAAAACTTTAGACGCAACTTCGTTATTTGATAGTGTAGTTTTATTACCGTCGAAGAATGCCCAAGTTTTTGGTCTAATGTATAGGGTAATGGGATCGACGATGACAGGTTCAATCGCCGCAATCGAATATTTAAGAAGATCAGTCTTGATTCTCTTTTTGGTTGTTGTGTTAAGTAGGGCACCTGATTTCGTACGAATGGATATGTAGACTTTGCCGTAAACTGGTGGTGCTAAACGCTCCCCACCATAAGCAGTAACTGATTTTGCCTGTGGATATACCTTTTTAGTGATAAATTCATAATCAGACTCAGTTACTGCTCTGTTCTGACTGTTAAATGCTCTAGGAGCGTTAAATTTGATACTTAAGGTAGATTCTACATCTTCACCATCCTGAGCACCATCTACGGTCGCTAAGGAGATCTGAGAGGATGCTATGTAACGTTGTTCCGAATCAATTATACGTCCAATGAAACTAAAGGACTTACATCCATTAGCAGCAGTACCTTCAGTACGTACATACTTTAATTTAATAATTTCACCAGCAATTAACTGACGACAAATAACACCATCACCAAATACCACATTATAACGTTGATCATCAGTCTCCTCAAGGAAATAACCACGAGTAGTACCATCAACATCAACAATATTCTTAACTAAGTTGTATGTGTCAATCTCTTCAGACTGTGCATTAGGTGAAATTGAGACTGTTAGAAGGTCTGTATCTATCTGATCAGCAGGAATTTCATAAGATCTCTTCTTAACATCATCTACAGTGTACTGATACTCTAAAGTGTTACCTTGATTGATAACCACCTTATTGAAAGTAGCAATTCCAGTAGATTGATCCACTGCTGCATTAAGTGTAGTTGGTAAAGTGAATGTATATCCTGATCCACTTACCGCAGAAACGAAAACATCACCAGCAAGCATACTTACTGTGCTAGGATATGCTGTACCAGAACCAATAGTTTCTGTTTGCACCGCAAATTGAATACAAGCTTTTGGTGCTTTAACCGATCTTGGTGTATAATTTAACTGCTTCGCAATTTTAACTACGTTATCTCTAATAGTTGCAGATTCAAGAAACGCCTCATTCATCGCCATATTAGCGTTGAAAGAAGCATAGTATGTGTTATATGATAAAACATCAAGCAAATAAGACGCAGCAGATCCGTCAAAATCGTAATCTGTGAACTCATCTCTTGTTCGAAGATAAGATCTAATAGATTCACGTATCTCAGAAAAATCTAATGATGTTAAATTGGATGGTATTGCTGCCATTATGCTCTCTCCAGCAAGAAGTCTACGGTTTGTGTAAGTGTTTCACCGATAATAGTGTAATCGAGTTCAACTTCTAGATTGTTGGTATCATCTGCCTTCAATCTAACTTCATTTACCACCACACGTGGTTCAAATCTTTGACACACGTTCATAATTTCCTCTTTGAGTTCTTCTGCCATAAAGATGTCAAAAGGTTCAAAAAGCATCTGACGTAACCTAGACCCCTTAGTAGGTTGAAAAGGTCTCTCACCAAACCCAGTAAGAACTAGGTTTCTGATTGATTGTTTAATGGCATTCTCATTCTTAACCATAGAAAAATCCTCAGTATTGGGGTTTGATTTCATCCCTATACTGAGGTCACGGAAAGCTCGTGATAGATTTCTATCTGCTTTAAAGCGATAAGCCATTAGGTTTCAGACTCTTCCTTTTTACGGATTCGTTCTAGGTATTTATCCGAACGGGGATCCGTTATTAGATACATACCAGATTCGTGGAAGCTGTCTCCTATATCGACAGGTCTCCTGACAGGACCTTTGGTCCATTCTGGGGGTGCTTCTTCCATTTTTATAATCCACTAGGTATTATTTAGCCTCCTTGTCCCCGTGAGGGTTTTTTGGCGTGATTCCTGGAAGTTGCTGCATACTTTGTATGCTTTCCACTTCCCTGGCGTGTCTTCTTTGGAGTTGCTTCCACATAATCAGAGGCACCCCAAGAACCTTGTTTAGTCTTTACAGCCATAACAGCAGTATTCGAACGTCTCTATGATGCTAACACATTTGGACTACCAAAAGCAACCACTGATGAACAAGGCCAACTTTTACCTGGTTTCCCTATGCCTAATGGATCCATAATGCGTCCAATAGGTATCTTAAATGCCAAAACTTGCTTAGTAGTTGATTCTAAGACACGAGTATGACCTAATCCCTTCATATCTTCCGTAGTTAGAACACTACAGTTGAAAGGAGTGGGAATAATACACATCGCTTTACCACAAGGACACGAAAAATTCACAATATTGGTTGTAATCGATCTATGAGGTGTAAATACATCCCCAAAGATCATAACAGGTAATCCATTAACAAGAACTGTTGCTCTCATAGGGTTAAGAGCAGTTAAAGGTGTAAGTGGATTTGGTGGCCACATACAAGTCTTTTCCTTAACAACAACAGGAAGTTCAATAGGTGGTGTACTACAAGCCTGGTTACTATGAATAGTCGCAGGAATAGGTACACCGTGTCCAGAACACGGCAATCCGTTATGATGTGCTACTGGTCTTAAAAGTCCTAATGCCATTATTGATCCTGATTAGTTAAATCACATTCATCGAAATATGGGTTACCCCATCGTTTAATCGATTGATCTAATAAGTGTGTTGCCCCAGGCAAGTAGTTTGCCCAATGCATTTTTCCGTTAAACGGTCCCAACTCTATGTATGGGTTGTCTTCTGATGTTTTACCTGTGTCAAATGCCACTGTAGAGTGCACAACCTGACTAAGAGCAGAACAACTACCATATTGATTGGGTGTACTACTCTGAACCCACGTAGCAGGAGGTGTGAAAGGTTGTCCAGTACAGATATCATCTGATGCTAAACCATTACCATTCTCATCATAACCACTGTATACGTTCAACACACCGTCAGCAATGAAGTTATGCCAGCAAGGATTAGGGAATTTATTATTAGAACAAGATGCTAATTGTATTGTATTGTAATTATGTGTAGTTGACTGACCAGTTTGAGTGTCAGTAACACTTACTGATCCACTTCCATACGCTGAATAATTGTTTGGACCTACCCAAGTAGCAAGTTTCTCCAATTCTGACCCATAAAAATCGAACGTAGTTTCATCACCAGCAGTAGGAACGAACGTATAGCTACCACCACCTGACGAGAAACAACGTCCTTTAACGCTACTACCACGTACACAAGTGTGAGATTTGTTGTTTGGACCAGCTGGGCGAGGCTTTGTGTAAGAAGGCTTGGGTAAAGACTCCAACCAATCAAGGAATTGTTGGTTAATAGTTTCACCTTTAAGGGAAACATCCCCCTCAACTCGCATAGAAACACGAACTTGAGCAAATTCTTCCTTACTTCCACAGTATTTGTATGGCAAATACCCGTATGTCGTCTCTTCCCCGTACTGATTATACGCAACAGTAGGACAAGGTATGTCAAAAAAGCGTCTAACCTGATAAAGATTAGCCTGAAATGTCTCTAAACACTCTCCACCAAACATTCCAGGCATTCCAGATGCCATTTTACCCTCAACATACTGTGCATCTGATGCAGATTGAGATACAGCACCCGAAATCATCGCATCATTTTGTCCCCACGTGGGTTCTGCGTTTAAAATTTCACTCTGATAATCATCAGGATCCAAATATGTGCTTAAATTTGTCCATTTTGTACCTACAGATGGATCTAAACACTTAACAGGTACCTGATCACAGAATCTTGTCTTCTCGCTATCGTTAAAATCTTTAGTTTTTAAGTATCCATCAACGTATTCTGACTGAATTGGTGTATTAAAACTCTTAAATGACTCTTTAGCATACCCTAAACCTTCACCCCAAGCATTTCTAGCATCTTCAGATGGTATCTTTTCATCCTCATCTTCAGAATTAAGTGATCTTTCTAATCCTCCAGAGATATCATCCGCACCTTCTCCAACATAAGTATCAGCTCTAGTCTTTCTATCGATCTCAACAACACTAATTTGAACTTCTTCTCCAGCCTGGTACCCTGCTCCAGGGTCAATTATAGTGACTGCTTTGACACATCCTAGTGAATCTAACACAATTGATGCTTCTGCTTGCCTCAAAGACCCAGAATAACCCGCTTCTGTCATATATTGTTGAGTCTGAACGTTAGCAGCGGCTTTCTCAGCATCATAACTTGCTGCTTTAAAGTCATCTTTCCTTTGATATTGTACCTGAACATTACCACTTACGTTATCTTCGAAAGTTTCTGGTATATTTGAGGCAGTATCAGAGTATCCTTCCTGTCTTAATAGGTCAGGAATAGAGATAACACAGGTTGGTTTAACATAATCTCTACCTGCATTGATAATTTCAATAGATCCTATACCACCAGCATCATTAATTGTTGCTTCTAATATCGCTTCATCAAAGTTTCTCTTAGGTATAAGAGCTCTATTATCAATTTCTGCCTTATAATATGCTAATTTCTTAGGAAATTCATATACTCCAAAGAATGCTGCCTTATCTTTTATCCCAAAACCAGCTAAAATCTCAGCAGTTCCGTTGTTTGCAGAGCTAAAAGTCTGCTGATATGAGAAATCACTACCTTGTACACCAGAAATAGTCTGTAAATTCATATAACCACAACGTAGCTCATCACCAAAGTAACGAACATTCTGTATCAACCATCCATTGATCTGTTCACCTATCGCAAAAAAGCCAGTAACACTCGTATAACGGAAGAAAACCATATGATCATCTGTTCCAACAGTCCAAAATGACTCCTGGAGACCTACAGTGTTGGGTGCATCGACTGAAATATGCGTTTTTTGGGTCTTCCAAGCATCTTGACGCATCTCATAGAAGTATGAATGGTAATTTAACGTTGGTTGGATGTTAGATCCTTGTGTTGGTAAGCAAGGAGCATCCGTAGTGATCAAATTGATGCCATATATCGGTCCAGAGTAAGGAAATGACGTATCATAGAGATAATAGACGAATTGACCCTCAAAAGCGTCGTGAAAACCTAAAAATCGGGGTAAACACGCCTTTACAGCACCATTTTTGCCATAAAACCACTCAAAATTGGCTTTATCGTCCAATAAATCAACATTATCGGGGTTTCCCCACCCCATAGTGCTTGCTGGCTCCCCTTGAGCGTTATAATCGGGTTCTTCATACCCTCCAGACTGCCAATCGTACCACCCAGAGCGTGAAACCTCTCCAGTGTTGATCGGTTTACCTGCTTCAACGATCTGCTTCTTAATTCTAGGTGCAGTTGCTGAGAACACATATCCTAGGATGCCTTGATACTTGTATGCCTGGTCTAGTGGTTTGGCACAATCAGGTACACCAGCAATGCCAGTTTCTAAATTGACTTCTGTGGCAGGTGTAGTAGTATAGAAGTCATCGTTGTTTGTAAGTTCCTTATAATGGTATAAAGGTATCGCAGACTCAGCAGGATGAGTTACACCTGCTGCTGTTGCAGCGGCTGCCGTGGTCCAGATATATCCTAAACTACAAATTGCATTTCCTTGATCCTGATTGATTGCAGTAGTAAGTAAAGCATTACAATCACTACCACTACCGTCTTTAAAACATATTTCTGTATTACCATTCTGAAGATTGAATCCAGCTGCATTACCATTAGTAATAGTGCAGTTGTATGTGTTACCAGCCGTAACAGTAGCAGATTGCTGAGGAGATTGTCCTGCTTGTCCAGTCTGAGTAAATGATATACCCAGAGTGGGAATAGCATATGTTCCTAATGCAGTACCAGCAGTATTAGGGTTATCGTTCCAACTAAAGTTAAAAACTATAGTAGCAGTACCTGATCCTGTACAAACTAAATTACCACTACCATCAAACTGTATTGATACAGTACTTGCACCACTGGTAGTAGAGAGATAACTGTTAAAGTTTGCAGCATCATATAATAAGAATATCTCTGTATTACCTGTAAGATTTTTCTCTGATGTATAAAAGACTTCCTTCCTATTTCTTGGTTCCGCATTATACCTTTTAGGATTTAAAGGCATACTATCAGGAAGATCATTTAAGTAATGATAAGTATGATCTACTCTTCTAGCAGAATACCATCTGTATATTGCTCTTCTCTCTGCATCACAATTAGCTACACAAGTTTCCGTCTGCTGTCCAATGTAATAGACCTCATCCTTTCCAAACTCGAAAGAACCAGGTCCACTACCTTCTACAGTTATTTGATATCCACCAGGACCAAATTGGGCAAAGTCTGGATGATCGTCAGTTGTATATGAACGTGAGTATTCATAAGAATCTACTGGATTCTCATAACTCCTTCCCGTCTCTATCAGATATGCTGGCATTTAGGTACGCTACCTCCAGCTTATTTAGTCTCTTATAAAGATCGTCAAATACTTGTTTGAGGTTAGAATAGTCGTCAGTACCTGGGATCTTGTACATAATCATCTCAGCACCACGCTTTAAAAACTGTTCGTGTGACTGAGACTTCTGTGCTAAAGTTTTAATAGAATCAGCAATCCTTTCAAATCGCCACTCTAACTCTTGCTCGTATGATTCAAATTCAGGGATGTCCATATTAAGATAGAAGGGGCATATCACCAAAATCTCTTTTGATCTTGGGTTTGGATAAACGTTCTCTTTCAGATTCTATCCACTTATCTGCTTTACCGTCCCAGTAGTTTGGGTTATATTTTCTTTTATTACGTTTCAGTATTCTTCCACTAGCGTGTAGACACTTAGATATTGTACTTGCAGCACAACCAGTTACTTCGTGTATTTCATCCCACTTAGCACCTCTGTCATACATCTCATATATTTTATCACGTTTCCATTCTTCCATCTTCGGTCTACCTGGAAATCTTCCTTCTGCTATTCCCTTTGCTTGACCATCCTTTACTAACTTACTAAAATTAGCGTTCCTCATTGTATGTCGTAGACCGTGTATCATATTGTGGTGTACCTGACATACTGTTATAAGGTTGAACTCACTCTCAATAAATTCGTTTGAAACTCCACAAGCTCTTGCTTCTTCTGATCCTCTAGGTACTACGTGGTGGTGATGTATATCAGTGCTACCACAAAACACACATTTGTCTAGTTTCATTTTAGTTAAAAGTAATTAAGATTCAGTACTATACGTCTTTCATCAGTCGAAGTAGAACCGCAGTGTAGCACATTCTCTTGGAAGGTCACTAATCTGTTTGCGACAGACTCTACTTTAAGCCCTTCTTCGAATAAAGAAAATCCGTTATTATCATTTATATAGTAGATTGATGTCTTTGATTCCCCTTTACCATCATCATTTATATCGTTATGTAACTCAAACGTCCGTATCTCATCCGCAATAGGGGTTAGGTTCGCCTTTACTCTTATAATGGCACGTGGGTTGATCTTATTAATTAAACCTAGCACAAGGTCATACTCAGGGGTTAGAGGAGTCCCATTAGAGTACATTAGATTGAATAGATGCCAGTTATGTTTTTCCTTCTCTATCAAGTCAGGTTCGAACATCTGGGCAATATGATTAGTCTTTCGACCAAAGTACCACGGGAACACATCTGACGAGAATTGTTCCTGCAATAGTAGCCACTCTTCCGTTGGTAAAAAGTTGTCAATAATTTCCATAGTAATACGCGAAGCGTCGCGGGGTTGGGGGTATCTGAGGGGTTTACTACTCTAAGAAGTCATCCCCTGCTTCTAATTTTGCCCTTATACTTCTCCAAGTCGTTTGCACTCTTTCAAGGGGTTTGCCACCACAGACCTCAGCCTTGTATAACAAACACCACTTGCCAGAGTTGCATATTAATTGACGTTCCTCCTTCGTGAACGTAGCAGTCCATTCAGTCTGCCGTTCCGACTGAGGTTTGTCCATAATGTTGAGTGTGGTTAAGTTTTCGTAGGATTTCATCGCACATAGCATATTGTGCGTGCTTAAAAGGACCAACGTGATTCATTTGGTAATACCTAACAGCATCATAGCACAGTTTTTCCTCTGTGCTAGTCATTTTAGTCATTTGTTGACTTCTCCAAGAGTACGGTTTCGTTATCTACACTATATTCTACCTCATCACCGACCATTAAGTCTGCTTCAGATAATACTGAGTCTGGTAGAACAACGTATAACTCACCCGTATGATCATCCTCTCGGATAATTGTAGTGAATCTATGCATTTTTTCTTATAACATACAGTGTCTTTGGTATATATTGTTCTACAGACTCTATCCTTGACTGATCGAAAGCTTTATGATGAAGTAAGTAGCCTTCCCCAAGATATACAGCGCAGTGATTTAAACGTTTATCTAATTTCATCACCAAAATATCAAATTTATTCAGATCGTCTAGGTCAAACACTTCCCCCATCTCTGATGTTTTCAGCACAGACCAGTCTTCTGCTTCCCACAGATCCTTCAGGAACTCTCTGGCAGTGAATGAGTAGTCTTCTTTGCAGGTGTGGTATCCGATGTCCTTCCCCATATCATAAAGAAGGGTGAAGCAACCTCCACCCTTCGTACGGGACCACTCTCTGCCAAGCCATTGGGAGTATTCTCCTTCCAATCTCTGACGAACCTTTTTGGTCATTTTTTTCTCAGCGAATTTTTTCTATATCTAGGTACCATTTTATGCGATTTCGATAATATATGCCGTCCTATACTGTTGTAGGTTAACAACGAAGGACTTTTTTATATAAGTCGATATCATTTAGTGGGTGCAATCGTGATTACATTTGTGTTACTTAGTGGGTACACAGTTGTTGTTACTTATCCTCTGCAATTCCTACCTCATAACATAACCCTTCGGCGATGCAATAGTCGCAGAATTGTTGATACTGAAGGAGTTCATTGTGTAGGTCACAATCTATTAAGAACTGTGCCATCTCTATTTGTTCATCAGGGGGCAAATTACCCTCATCAAATAGATCACAATAAATTGCAATCTTACTGGGAATGTGTGTAGTCAAGGTCCAAATCTCCAAAGGAAGTGTCATCAATCTCGACGTAATCGTCACCTTCGGTGTTATCTTCGTCGAGTAATTGGTCTATCCAATCTTTACTATTAAACGGTTTAATCTCAGGGTCCATTGTTGTTACCTTGGTGAGTACGATTAGCGTTTGATTGTTGATACTCAGAGTACTCATAATGCTCGGAGTTGTTGTTAGAAACTCGACCCTTATTACGGTTCGATTTGTTTCTCTTTTCTCTTAAAGATTTTGGTCTATTTGAACTATACGTGTCATTACGTTTGTAAGTCCTTCCCATTGGTAATAGTACCGCTATGTGTTAGTTAGTGTTTGCCCCTTAATTATAAACGAATCTGTGGAAAACGTCAAGGGGTTTGTAACAGTTTCTGTAGTGTCTCCTAAGTGTTGACAACTGTTCTGTTCTTATATAGTCTATTAAGGTCGCTATTCCTCCGTAGGTTTATAACACTTATGACTCTAAAGATAGAACGCTTAAGTATGTTTATTTAACCATTTATTTATCCACAGAAAATATACTTAACTGTGGAAATCTTGTGGAAAACTAACACTAACTCATACCCATTTTAGGTTATTACTTTGGTCATTCAATTTGTCTTTGTCAATGTGAATAACGTTCTGCGAATCTGTTCCGCCTGGATGATAAGCAAGGGCACACAATCGTGCACAACGTCTAACAACTGTTTTACCATTTTGTCTTAATGTAACACGTCTATAACCATTTTCATTTAAATGTATCTTTAATTTCTTCCATTTACCCCACTTAGTTGAATATATCTGTCCTTCGTTAGATACAAAATAGTCCTCGTAATTAGGGATAGGTTTGTATAAAATACCTGCATCATCTTGATAGGTATTATCATTAATCTTTTTGAATGGGTTCATAATACTTAAGGGGGGTCAAAGTGCAACGTTAAATGTTATCGTGATTCTATTACCTTTGGTGTTTGGTTCATACCCACGAGTCAAATTAGCAGGATATAAACATATCTCACCTTCTGTAATTGGTACGATTCCATCTAACATATTGAAGGGTGTAATCTGTGTTTGATTGTATTGAATAACGGGGTAATGAGTTGATGATACATCCCTTTTAAATTTCAGGGGAGAATGTTCATTAGCGTTCCAATTTACAAAATAAGTTCCACTATAGAGGCAATTACTTTGCTCGTGTGGTGCATACAAACTCCCTTCATTTCCTAGTTCTATTGTTGAATCAATTAGGTTAGGATTGTCACCCAATTCATAACATAGTGCTTTACTATTGATGTCTACAATGCCCTGTAATATGTCTGATTTAAGTGATACGAACTGTTCGAGGTTAAGTACATTTAAGGCACCTAATTGCAGCACGCCACTATTAATATCTTTTCGGGGTGATTGTTTAACATCATCAGGAGATAAGGCGGCAATATAGTCAAGAATTGTTTGCTTATGTTGTTTATGATTAGTGAGACGATTAACTCCCACAGGTGTCATAAACATCCCATACACGTTAGTGTTAGCAACTGACTCTAAATTGTCGGATAAAATGTTATCTTCAGGCATAACGAGTTAGTAATAAAAAAGAGGGGTTATTTACTCCCCTCATTATATAGCAAGGATTGATACCTTGTCAAGTTGTTTTCTTCCTAGGTTGCCAATTAGTAAGGAAATAATACTTAATAACTGGAGTAGGATTGCAGAGTTGTTTGTAAACTTCTTGTGACATTTTGTAAGTTTTGGATGACATTTTAGGATGGATGATTCAGTCAATGATGATGTTAGTTACGATTTCAAATACTTCAGGTGGTTGTAATCGTCTCCTTGATAATGCTTCAAGGAAAATGTTAGTAACTGTTTGCAATTCATCATTTGTTAGTGAATCGTAGATGTCGATAGTTTGTGACATTTGGTTGATAATTAGGGTGAACGATTAGTGGTTTAATTCTATACCTGAATAGAATGGTAATTGTCCGCCTATTTGTAAACCAACGAACCAATTAAAATCTCTTTGAAATACTCTAGATCCATAATGGAACTCATCTAATAGAGCATTAAGGCGTGATTTTGTGGTCACTGATTGCCATCCGCCGTCAAATAGTCTTACAAATCTATCACTTATCTTAGCAATAAAATTGCCGTGAAGATAAACAAGAGCGTCATTTTGGTCATCAATAACAACGCTAGTGTTCCCAGATGACCAGTTACGGCGTGCTCTGATTGCAGAGTTCATTTGGGATTCAATCTTTCTCATTTGGTGAAGCATTTGTTTGACTCTTTAATAATAACAGAAAACGCCCCTCGTGGGGGCGTTAGTGGACACTCTCTAGAGTGGCATATGAAGTAGTCTGAAGTCGTCCTGAATCTGGGAGAAGTAGGTCCAGATCACGTCACGATAGGTCGTGGTCTTGCGTAGGTAGTAACGCTCTGAAGGGGTAAGGGGTGCCCGCTTGATGCGTACAGGTGAAACTGATGTTGTCATAGGGTGTCTGTGTTGACCCTATTAATATAGACCAAAATGCCCCTAAATGGGGCATTGGTGGACACCTCACACAGTGTCATACTAATTGTTTACATTAACCTATGAGTACATTATCATCAAAAAGTTCATCTAACAATGAAAGAATTTCATTGCCATTAACACACTCTTCGAATGCTTCTACTAGGTAGGAGTTGTTCTCAAGGATGGATTCTGCCATTTGATTGTTAGTTAGGGGGACAAGATTAAGCAGTTTAAAGTCATACTCAAGGACTGTAATCTACTCCTCTAATTGAGTTAAATCATTGAGGAATAACCACTCGTAACCACCATCTTCAGGGTCAATTCCGTCTACAATGTATTCATTACAAATACATTCTGCATTTTCAGGTGAACCAAAGTCCACGTGAATTGACATCTTATCATAATAGTTATTGGTGAGAAGTTCAATGGATTTCTCTCTATCAGGGGATAAAGTGTTGTTGCTCATTGTTAGTAGT